GACCATCGTTTTTAGTTGTACACCTATGATAAATTCAGTCGGGAAAGCTTACTTTGGCGCCCATGAAAGAAAAGCTACTGTCAATGTTGGAACTCGTTCGGATTCCAACGTTGGCAATGGCTCAACTCAAGTAAAGAAAAACGTTAAGGTTGGCGAGAAAAGCTATCAGATATTTCCCTGGGGAATGAATAACAAAAAACCCAATGAAATGATGGACTTGCTTGCCTCCAATAGCGACTTAATAAACCTGTTGGAAGCTAGAAAGGACTTTCTTTTTGGTGCAGGTATTGGTGTTTTCGAGCAAACTTTTGATAAGGGGACAGAGATTTTAACCCCGATTGAAACGGATAAACACAAAAAACTCCATGATTTTGTCCAGAAAAACGACCTTAGCGAGTTCAATGAATCGGCAGGATGCCACATAGTAGATACGGCAAACCTGTTTACAAATGTGAGCATCGAAAAGGATAAAGTCCCGTTGATTACAGCTATTGACCCACTTTTGTGTCGAGCTGACAAAGACTTGAAAATGGGAGCTGTTCAAAATTATCTCATTAGTGGCGAATGGGCGAGTAATTCACAAAAGGATATTATCGTCACTCCTTCCCTCAAGTTGGATACTGACTTGAGCAAACAAGGTGAGTACATCATGCACGTAAAGCGAACCCAGACGGGACAATTTTATTACAGCTATGCAACTTGGTGGCCAGTCCAAAAAGCCATTTCCATCGCGAATCGTCTTTGGGATTTTCATATCAATGGGCTAGATACCCAGTACAACGCTGCCAATATCGTTCGGGTTGCTAGTGAGTACTTTAGCAAGTTCGGGGCTGAATATGAAGGTGGTGAAGATGCCTTCAGAGAAGAGTTTTGGGAGAATGTAGATTCGCTTTTAAGTGGAGAACAAGGCACAAACCGAATGCTTGCCGATGAATGTGCCGTGGGTCCTGATGGAAAGTTAACTCCATACATCGAGATTGTTCCAGTGGAACGTGGCATCAAAGGTGACGAGTACCTCAAGCTTTATGAGATTGTGATGTTAGCGATTTCTAACGCCTCATCAATTCTATCCAATATTGCAGGGGTTTCCAATGGTAAGGTAATGGGTGGCTCTGGTTCTGAACTTCGAGTTTCGGCAGAATTTCAACAACAGTACCGAACCCCACGCGAACGCCAAATGATTCTGCGAGTACTCAACCGCAAAATCAAACCTATGTTGGAGTTACCCAACAATGTAGTTTTTGCTTATAAAAATATCATTCTGCAAACCTTGGACGTGAACCCAACGGGAACGCAGAAAACCACCTCAAACGCCTCTTAAGATGGTAGCGCAAATTATTTGGATTGTGTTAAGAATTATAATCCTTACGGTCATTTGGATAGGTACACGAGTACAGGTAAAACGTGGTGACATTTCCGTATTAAATGCGGCTGGTGTTATTATGGGTACTTGTGTCTACTTTGGTATTGACCTTGTCTTATTATTATTTGGTGGGTTCTTCGATAAACTATTCTAATCATGCTAATCAAATCCACACAGGAAATGAGGGCGTTTTTAGGAAGAGCCATTTCCTCTGATTTCACCTTTGATTCTTTAAAACCTTACCTTGAGCTGGCTCAACAAGATTACTTGGTCAAGGCTTTGGGAGCTGAGTATTGGGCAGTTTTAGAAACTCAAGCCCAAAACAATGAGACCAATAACCCCATATTACCTCTTGTTAGCAGAGCCTTGGCATTTTATGCGTATCACAAGTATTTACCCTATTCCATTGGCTTGGATAGCGACAACGGTCTGCAAGAAACCGAATCCGATAATACCAAACCTTTACGAATTGGGGTGCTCGAAAAGCGACAGCGAGAAACGATTGAAAACGCATCCAATGCCCTTGAGGCGGTTTTACTGGAGCTTTTCAAGAATAAGACTAATTACCAAGCTTTTTGGAATAGTGCTTTCGGTGTATCGCTCAAAAGTGTTTGGTTTCCTTCGGCGACACACCTTACTGAAATATTGCCCTTGGTGGGTGGTTCGTATAGGATGTTCGTTAGTCTCAATCGCTACTTTGCCTGGGCTGAAGTATCCAAGACTTTACCTGTGGTTGGTTTCGCAACTTTGGCACAAATCAAACAAGCCCATATCAACAACGCCACCGATGAGGTATTGGTCAATGCTTGTCGATTACTCAAGCAATATATCGCTTGGGCAGCTTATGAAGAAGCCTTACTGTTTTTGAATGTGGTACAGCTCGGCAATGGGTCTTTGAGAGTCTTGAGTGAGTTTGATGGTATCAACAACACCAAGGCACCAGATGAGAAACTTTGGGCAGAATACAAACGGGGTATTCAAAACCGAACCGATGGGGCGTACAACGATTTGATAGGCTTTTTATCAAAGAATGTCGCAACCTTCAGCGATTTTGCTAATCAAGCAGCGTACAAGCCAGAACGTGGGCGACTACCCGACAACAGCAAGTATAAATCAATTTTTAGGATGAAATAGTAAATTTTTCTACACCATGTTTAAAAAACTTATTGCCCTGTTCTCCCTAGTTTTATTATTAAATCTCAATGGCTTTGCCTCTGTTTTTGACCTGTATTTCCCTCGATTGATTCAAGCTGAAGGGTATTACTTTGTCATGGTTCAATACGATAAAGGAGGTGCCACCAAGTTTGGTATTACCTACGCCGTGTACAAAAATTGGTGCAATCGTACAACCCTAATACTTATCAGTTGCGATAAAGACAAAAACGGCAAACTGGAGGTAAATGATTTACGGATAACGACCCTGCTCGATGTCAAGCCGATTTATCTTACTCGATACTGGGAATTCCATCGGCTCAGTGAAGTCCACAACCAAGGAGTAGCCGAAATCATAGGCGATATGATAATCAACTGCGGGACTGGTCGAAACCATGTACACGTCAAGACGATCCAAAAACATCTTGGCTTAAAGGCAGACGGTATCATTGGCACCAAAACCCTCGAAGCCATCAACAAGGCTAATCCTTCAAAGCTTTACAAGTTCATTTATCAGTATCGTTCCAATTATTACAAAAAGATAGGGGTAGGTACTCAACGAAAGTTTTTAAAAGGCTGGTTAAACAGAATTTCTACACTAAAAAACGCTCATACCGATGAAAATTACATTGCTCTTTAGCGCCTTTATTTTTTGCGCATTTACCTTTTTCGGTTCGCTAAATGATACCGTAAAAAGCACTAATCCTCACAAAGATTCTGTCCAAAAAATTACCCAAATCGCTACGATTCGTAAAACTATCGACAGTATCGATTCTCATTCTGAAGGGCTTTGCGATACCTGCGTGGCAGCATACAAAACGGTGATTATCGAGAACCGTTTGTTGGCCAAGCGTATTTCGGAGCAAAACTATGAAATGAGTAAACTCATTGAGCAAAACGATGCCATACTCAACCGCAAGCGGATAGCTAGGCGTTAGGGCTCAAACTGTTCCATCTTTTAATCCTATTGCTTGTATGCTCAATCAAAATTTGGGTGTTATCGAGAGACTTACTTCTCCTACCCCGTCCATTTTCAAAACCATCCGAAACATTTCCCTGGTATTGGCTGCCATCGGTGCGAGTATCGCCCAGCTCCAAGCACAAATGGAGCTTCCTGACTGGCTACTTTTTGCGGGTGACAAATCTGTTTGGATTAGCGGTTTGCTCACTGCCTTGGTTTCACAGCTCACCGTGGACTACACCACCAAAGCCATTGTGGATGCCACCACAGAAAAAGCCGAAAAGGGGTATTTGAGATGAAATGGCTCGAATCACTGTGGAACTCCCAAACGACAGCGAGGCTGTTTGGCTTTGGGAACTCTGTAAAAAACTGGGTTATCAAATACAAGCTGTTCATTTTGGCAACGATTATCCTGTTGATAATCATCCTAAACAGATGGCAACGTGTGAAAACGACTCAAGTTCAAACTTTACAGCAAACTGCCAAACAGCACCGCAATCAAGCAGAGCAGGCGCACCAAAAGGCTACTTCAGCCGAAAAGAAACTCGAAGATTTATCAAAGACAAAGCAAAACGATGAAGCTCAATTTAAGCGTAAAAGTGATTTTATTGATAGGATGTCTGGCGACAACCTGCAAAGCGCAATCGACTCAGCGTACAACTACCGATAGTCTTCGTCAGCTCCTTCCAAAAGGGTATTATGTAATGACCGAACAGGGTGCTAAAGATGCCCTCAAAGCCAAAATGGAGGCTGATTTCCTCAAGAAACAGTTAGTCATTCGTGATTCGGTCATTGCCCTAAAAGACACCATCATTAACTACCAAAAGGTTGAAATAGCCGAAAGAGTTAATGTGGATATCCTTCAACAACAAGCCCTCAAGAAGTCCAAAACTAAAGCGGTCTTAAAAACCATAGAGGTTTGGGCGTATCGAGCGGTGATAGTTCTCAAAATTGTAGGTTTATGGTAAAGGTTCAATTCAACGCATGGGAGTTTGATATGCCCGAACGCTGGGAGGAATGTTCTCTTGAGCAAATTGCCAAACTCTCTCCTCTGATTCATTGGAAAGTAGAAGACATCACCGAAACGGAGCAGGAATATGCCGTTTTTATACTCTTGGGTTGTGGTTCAAAGTTTTGGAACGAACTAACCTTAGAAGTCCAGCAATACCAAGCTTTGGTAAAAATCGCTCGTTTTGCTTTTGAACAAAAGATAGTCGAAAGACCTTTTGCTGAATTCAAACACCAGGGAATTACTTACTATGTTTTTGAGGAAAGCTTTGCCAATTCTGATGCAGTGGACGTTGCTTGGGCAAATATGCAATACCTAGCTTTTGCCAATCCAGATGAACCTAATCTCGATGCGCTCGATGAACTCCTAGCAACTATGTGCCGTCCTGCTCGTAACGATCTCCATGAGTTCCAACAATCCAAAGACTGGGACGGTGATATTAGGGAGCCATACAACGGCCAACGGGTAAAAGCTCGTGCCAAGGAATTTAAAAGCCTTGATATCGGTATCAAAATCGCTTTACTCCAGTATTTCGAATCTCAAAACACCCTGTTTTTAGAATCTTATGCCAATATGATGGGTGATGATGGTCGTGCGCCTCGATACGAAAACGGAATGGGATGGGTCACCATGCTCATGTCAGTAGCCGAAAAAGGTACTTTTGGCAATTTCGAGGCGGTTTGTCACCAAAATGTACACCTAGTATGGACCAAATGCCTCGATGATACCCTTGAGGCAAAAGAACAAGAACGTTTAATGGAAGCCCAAAGAACCAAATCATGATATCAAACTTTTCCCAAATGTTAGCCTTTTTAGAGGCTCAAGCAAAATCCACTACTGGCATAGTGGATTTTCGTCATGTAGGCTCAGCCGAATTTATTATTGAGCGTATTCAGAAGTATTATGGTAGCCATTACGAGCCAGGCGCTTGTCTCTTTCTGGATACATCAGAAGGAGTATTGCAACCTATCGAATACGACATCATGAATATTTCCTTTATTCTGGGGGTAACGGTACTCATGAAACCAAATTCAAACAACCCCGAAGAACAAGATGCAATTTGGAGCCAAACGCTCGATGCAAGTATTCGTTTCTTCTCGAAACTCAAGGAGCAGGAAGCTATTGTGGAAAATTCGGACTGGTTTGAGTGTGGAATCATTGAAAATAAACTGCATCAAGTTTCCAAAATCACTAACTCCAACGCGATGGGCTGGCGTAACGAAATCATTTTCACCTACAACATAGATAAGATTTTCAACCATTGTAATTGTAACTAATATGGATTCATTAGCTACTGGAATCAGTCACCTACCTTTATGTTTCAGCAGAAATAAGCTAACCTTTCATGTGGATGCCTTCGACCCATTGGTTACCTTGAGAGCTGGCTTACTGACCTATATCGAAATTCATACGCCCAAGGCTTACCAATCTGCCGAATTTGTCAAGCTTGCTGAGCGTGTGGCAAGCGAACGTCCGATGCAAATGCTATCGGGTGCACCCTTTTATTATGGGACTGATTTCGAGATTGATTCTATTTTGGATGGGTTATTGTCTTATTGCCCACCTAAGTACAACCAAACCCAAATCATGGTTTGCGCCTCAATGACAATTCCTTTTAAGGTCAAAAGCGCTATCAAAAACAATACTGGGGTACTGGGTACTATTTCTACTTCAGATACGCTTTTTGCTATCAAAGCAGGTCTAAGCGCCGATCAATATCCCGGTTGGAAAGACAATTTTTTTACCAATTACTTTGACCAAAACAAACCCTTTTTAACCTTTCACCCCAGGGAAAAAACTATCGACCGAGAACAACCAGAATTCTTATACTGGCTTTGTAATCTGCTCCCAAAACCTAGTAAAGTCAATGTTCGGGTAGAGGTCACTTTTTCGGATGGTAGCACTACCGTTCTCTCACCTCAATTTTTGGTAAATCCTACCCAATACACCGTTTACTGTATCCCTGTGGGATTTGTAACCTTGGGGCTTGATTTACTCGAAACTGACACCAAAAAAGTAGTGGATTATCAAGTATGGTTAAGCAATGATGCCAACCAGCGCTTGACAGAAATACGAACTTATACCCTCGAAACTCAGTATTTCCCTAATACGAGGTATGTCATTTTTGTCAATTCTTTGGGAGGTTATGATACCATCCGAACCACTGGCAATGCTCAAGGAAGCCTCAAGGTCAATCGTACCAAGGGCGAAAAAGTACTCGAAAGTAACTATCAGGCTTCGAGCGCTGAGGTATTTGTAACCGAAATCACGGGCAAAAAGGTACTCAATCTCAATACGGGCTATTTTGATGGCGACCAAACTGCCTATCTTAACGAGCTAATGTTTGCCAAAGAGATTTATTTGGTGTCAAACGATGGCTTTATTCCTGTTACGCTTAATAGCGACGCTTACGATTATGCTCAAGATAATGAGGATTTGGCAGGACGTACTTTTGAATTTGAATATGCCAAAACCGAAAATGCTTTTTCGGACTTACCTACAGCTCCCCAACAAACTACCCGTGAGCTGGTCTGGATTCCTTCAAATCCCTATTGTATTTATGACCCCGAAACGGGTCTGACTACAGGTTTTCAGGCAGCGTCACAATTGGTTTTGGCGTATAAAGACACAGGTGAAAAGGTAAAAGGTGTACCTCCTAAAGATAATTTCCCTGGTACTGAAGGTTACTTTGCTCCTGCCCTTTCATCGGCTTGTAATGCTGGCAATGCACCTTTTAAAAACACGGTAATTTCTCAAAAAGGTACTTACACTCGTAACAATTGTATCAACAGTTATGGAGATTATGCCACGATAACCGTACCAGCCAATACTTTTGGCGGACAGTCTCAAGAGGAAGCCGACAACAGAGCCAAAGCAAGATGGGCTTTTCTCAATACTCAAGAGTACGCCAACTTGTATGCTTTGTGTCTAGCGGCGCCAGAATTTTATACCATGAATCCACAACCACCCGTAAATCAGTTCAATTACCGCTATGTAACCAAACCTAGTACCATGAACTGTCAGATTAACGGTGGACTTGGTGCAGCTTCAGGCAATAATGCCGACTTGGTATTTGGTAACCACTGGGCGATTCAGAACAATACCAATCCGAATTCAAAAGTGTATCCTGTTGGTAAAAATGATATTTTACTCCCATGTGGAGAGTCTTATCTATTGACTATTTATGGTTGGGATAAATCGGTCAGAGTGAAGATTTATGCAAATGGAACATCTTTGGCTACCAAAACCATTACCCCTGCCGAATTCCAAGCGGGCGAAGGTGCATATATTTATCAAATTTCAGTGGCTATTCCTTCTCAAGCTAAAGTTTTTGTCTTGTTCGAAACCCTATGAAACTACTCATAAAAATTGCTGGGCAAACGGTAGACGTTTCTCCAGATACAGCCATTAACCTTGTGCGAAAAAGTCCGGTGTTTCAACGCGATGAAATTATTGGCGATTATGCTGAGGAAATCAACCTACCTTTTACCTTACAAAACGATAAGATTTTGGGGTATTTTAGGCATCCACAGTCAGTAACAGCCATCCAAAGAATGTACTGCGAGCAATACGTAAATACCAATATGCTTACTCGTGGCTATGTATTACCGATGGAGGCAATTGATAATTATAGACTGGCTTATACTTCGGGTTTGGCTGATGCTTTTGGAAATATTCGTACCAAAAGTTTACGAAGTATCGACTTTGGAAGCATTGCTTTACCGACCAATTACAACAATACCCTGACCAATACCTACCAAAATGGCGGTTTTGTATTTCCCTGTATTTGGTCGCCCGAATTTTACCAAAATCCACCTGAAGGTTTCAACGGCAAAATCAATGAGTACAATAATGGCTATACCACCGGGCCAAAAGTACCCATGTTTTTTGTCAGGTATATTCTTGAACAAATAGCCTCACTCACAGGCTTTGTTTTTAGCTTCGATACACCCGAAATCAACAACTGGATTATCTACAATACACAAAGCTTGGATTCTTTAGGTACGATTTTACCCCAAAATCATTTGCCAGATTTAACAGTTGGGCAATTCTTATTGGAGTTTGCCAAGCTCACCAATTCGGCTTTATTTTTTGATATACCTAATCGTACCCTTCAGTTCAAAACTCGAAAAAGTGTTTATCAATCAGAATGTACTTTGGACTGGAGCAAAAAAGCAAGTCCCATCAAAGGCAAAATTCCATTTGGATCATCTGGTTTGGAGCTACTTTTTACCGAAGATTCGGACGATGGTGTCACAAAACTTATGCCTCTCGAAAGCTACCTAAGTACAGGAGCCAACGAGGATATCACCAAAATCGAAACTGTTTGGAGTACCCTCCCAACGGTTAACGGTCTCCCTTATACCCTCCAACAAGGCATCACAGTGGGGCAAAATGACAAAACATTTAGTCCAAGGCTTTTACAATGGAGTGGTTTACAAAATGGTGTTCCCTTGGCAAAAGCAGAAACTAATTCCCTTGAGCTTTTTTGGACCACCAATAATGGACTTTATAAGCGCTATTATCAAGAAGAGGAATGGCTCAACCAAAACACCTTTATCATTCCTCCAGTAACCTTGTACCTCACCGAAAGTGATTTGGCTCAGTGGACACCCGACCAAAAGGTACATATCAACGGAGTAAACTATTTATTCGACCAAATCGAGTGCCCATTACACAACCTCTCTCAAGGCTGTATTGGCACTGCTTACCGTGTTTATTGATGGAAGAATTAGAAAAACTTTTCGAAACCGAGCTAAATGAGATACAAGATGCTGCCGTCTTGTATTTCCAACGATTTATCAAAGAACGTGGATTGGTCCTTACAAATGAGCTACACGAACAGTTCAAAAAATCAGTGATTGTTGTAGCGAGTGAGTTGTATGCTGAGGTAAAAATCAGCTTCCATCATTACGGAAGATTTTTGGATCTAAAAACAATGCAGTTCAAAGGAGGTAAACCCGACCCTGAAGGAGCGCTTATTGAAGGGCTAAAAAAGTTTATTGCTTTTAAAGGGCTATCAGATTTCAATGGAATACCTGGTTACTATGGAGCGAAACGAATGCCCATCACAAGCGTTGCCATCAACCGCTTAGCCTACGCAATGGCATACAATCGTGTAAACCGAGGAACAGTAAGACGTCGTGGCGACGGCTGGTATAACAAAGGAAGGTCAATGTTTGTGAGGGATGTTAGGAGAAGGATGCAGGGCTCAATTGCTGAGTTAATTACCGCTGAAATTGCAAAGAAAATGGAAATGGAGATTTAATTATTTTATACACCTGATACCTATTGAGGTATCTAAACCCACAATAGAATGGAACAATTATTAAGTTTTGGCGATGCTTTAGAAGCTATCAAAAACGGAAAGTTAATGACTCGAAAAGGATGGAATGGCAAAGGAATGTTTATTTTTCAACGAGCTCAAGATTATTTACCTATCTCTATTTTATTAAATGTAAAGTCACTCCCTGATAGTGTAAAGGACTATTATAAAAGAAAGTATCAGCCTCAAACTTTCCATTATGACCCCAAAGTTTCCTTTACGGGATACTTATGTATGAAAGCGGCGGATGATAGCATCGTAAACGGATGGTTAGCCTCACAAACTGATATGCTATCCAATGATTGGATGGAGTTTGATTTTGATTGTTAGCAATGAAACATTAAAATGTTTTTATTATTTTTAAACAAAAATGCTCAAGCGCATCCCCTGCACTTGAGCATTAAACTTTTCAGAAAATAAAGTATAAAAATAATGAAAAAAAAGTATAAATGCCACAGTTGTGGAACGGAGAATATTGTAGACATTACAGATTTTCTTGTAGCAGGAGGTTCAGGTTTAGGTTCTAGTGGTTTAATGGCTACTGAAATTGGTACATCTGGATTATTATCGTCCTCTAACTTTTTAAATCAGTTATTTCCGTCAAATTCATCCAATAATATCCAACATTTTAGACATACATGTAAAAGCTGTGGTAAGGAAAATATGATACCCCTATAAATAAAAAATGGAAGAGCAAAGATTATCACAAAACAGTAGCAATGAAGAAGAGTATATTCCCTTTGTTGAAACTCGTCCCCCTACCGAAAGAGAGAAATTTTATCTCAGTTTGGGTCCTGAAATCATGAAAAATAGCTTTAACCTCACAAATGAGCTACTAAAACAACAAATTTCCATTTGTACAGCTCTTATTGGAGCTAGCTTAATTTTTCAGGATATTTTAAGTAAATCAGATACTAAAACAACTGCCTCAAGTCCAAAACTTCAATTTATTGTGGCTATATTCTTTTTTTTAGGACTGATTACAGCATTCATTGGATTGATTCCTTTTAGTAGAGAAAATGTTTGCTTAGATAGTCCTTCAGCTATCGAGAGCTTTCATAAAGATGCCATTTCTCATAAAAGGCTATGGTATTATATCTCTTCAGTGTGCATTTTTATAGGCTTACTATTTATTCTTGTAAAACTATACCATCTCGCATTCGATTAATTACACTTAAGTAATATATCTTTTATCCTACCAACCCAATTATCCCCTCCCTACCTTGGTATAGAATAATCAAACTATTCTATACCAATGAATCAAGTAGAAGAAAGCACCGTAGTTTTTCGCCTAGATGGGCGCCCCTTCGTTAGTGAACTAACTAAAATTGAGGCAGAGTTAGACGCCGCTAAAGACAAATTATCAGGTCTTGAGAAAGGTACTAAAGAATGGAGTGCTCAAAATAAAAATGTCAAGGAATTAGAACTTGCCGTAAAATCTGCACGGCAACAAATGGACCTTAGCCAACTAACTGTAAAGCAACTAACTGCCCTTCAGGGGGATATGGTGAAAGTGATGAAGCAAAGTGTTGTAGGTTCTGAAGAATACAATGCTGCGGCTGAAAAACTTAAACAAATAAATCCTATTCTACAAGGTGTACGTCAAGATATGCGTGGTATAGGTGAAGAAACAATAAAACAAATTCCCCTCTGGCAACAGTTCAAAGAAGATTTCACACGTGCTTTTTCAGTATTTTCAGTTTTCGAAGCGCTAAAAGCGATTTATAATTTTGTATCGGAGAGTGTACGGGAATTTAAGGTTTTCCAAAGTGCAGCGGCTGATTTATCTGCTGTTACTGGAGCCACTGGTGACGACCTCAAATACTTAACAGATACAGCCAAAGAAACTGCTCCACAATTTGGCATGATGGGAAGCGAAATGTTAGAAGCCTACAAAATGATGGCTTCCGCAAAACCAGAATTGCTCGACCAAAAAGAATTACTTGCCTCTACTACCAACGAAGCTATCAAATTAGCTCAAGCAAGTAAAATGGAGCTTAAGCCAGCTACAGATGCTCTTGCCAGTAGCTTAAACCAGTTCGGGCAGCCAGCCAGCTCAGCTAGTCGCTTCATTAACGTAATGGCAGCAGGAGCCAAAGAGGGTTCAGCCGAAATCAACGAAATGGCAGCCGCTCTCAAAAATTCAGGTACCGTGGCCTCTGCTTCAAAGGTTAGTTTCGAGCAAACCAATGCCATTTTACAATCCCTCAGTACGATTGCCTTGAAAGGTGGCGAAGCTGGTAATCAGCTAAAAAATGTTTTGCTAACCCTATCCGCAGGCGCTAAAGAAACCAATCCACAGGTAGTAGGTTTAGACAAAGCCATTGAAAACTTAGGTAATAAGCAACTTTCAACGGCTGAAATTGCCAAGCTTTTCGGTAAAGAAAACGTAGTGGCTGCACAACATATCATTACTCATGGTAAAGAAATCACTGAATTAACCAAGAAACTTACTGGTACTTCTGAAGCTTATTCTCAAGCCGCTAAAAATACCAATACTCTTGATTTTCAAACCAAGCAAGCAAGTTCGACCATTTCAACACTTAAAACAGAAATTGGATCAGGTCTAGAACCTATTTTAGTAAAAGTAATTGGTAGCTTTATCTCGTTTGTTAACATTGTTCGAGCAGTACCAGCCTTTATCAAGGATAACAAAGAAATGATAATTGCATTAGGTGTGGCAATTATTGCTTTTAATGGACATTTGATAAAAGCAACTGCACTAAGTTTATTACATACGGCAGCGGAAAAAACTAGGACAATTGTAACCGAAGGTGTTACAATAGCGCAAAATTTATTAAATACTACATTACGTGCCAATCCTATAGGAGCCGTGATAGCCGCTGTGAGTATTTTAGTTGGAGCTCTAATTACTTGGTATCAAAAAAGTGATACAGTCAAAGCCTCTGTATCTGGTCTTTGGAATACGATCAAAACCCTAATTACAGTAGTTTCCGACGCATACCGAGCGTTTACTACTTTTGATTTTGCAAAGCTCAGCGACATATTTAAAAATGGCGCTACCAAAATCGGTAATAGCTTTAACGAAGGCTATAACGCCAAAATGACGGAGCTTCGAAAACAGAACGAAGCTGATAACCAAAAACATCTAAATAATACTGCCAATGCCTCAAAGGCAACGGCTAAAACCATTGCCGAAAATGACGTTTCGGAACATAAAGAAACCCTTTCTAAAAAGGAATTAGCAGCGGCAAAACACCGTCAGGAAGAAATAAAACGTGCTAAGGAAAAAGCACAAAAAGAACGTGAAGACCAATTAAAAGAAGAAAATCAAGCGCTCAGTGAAATCAAAAAGATGGATATAGAGCGTATTAAAGACGAAAATGCTAGGGAAGTAGCCCAGCTCAAGTTTAAGCACCAACAGGAATTAGCTCAAATTGCCCAATCCAAGGCTAGCCAAACAACCAAAGCATCATGGGAAAAAGCCCTCAATGATAAACTCATCCGTGATATTGATGCCCTAGAAACCAAAGCTAGAAACGAAAAAATAGCCGATGAAAAAAAGGCAGCTAGCGAAATTGCCAAAGACCAGGATACTAAACGCCAAGCCAAAATAAAGAACTCATTCGATGCTGAAAAAGCAATTAATGAGTTTGAGTTACTCACAGCTCGAAATAATCAAAACGAAATTCAGAGGCTAAAGCTTCAGCGCCTAGACATCGAAAAACGAGAAACCATGGCTAAACTTGATGCTGAACTACAAGCCGAAAAACGAACCCTTCAGGAAGCCTACGAATCTGAAGTAGCCAAAGCGGCAGCATCTGGACGAGATACCACCGAAATCCATAGAAGGTACCGAGCCGACCAAATGAGCCTTGACCAGAAATATTTGGCTGAAAGTTCACTGGCAATCGCTAACTACCAACAAGCCAAAACCAAGGAGCAGGAAGACCACAACAAACTAAGAGAAGAAAATCATAAAAAGTTTTATGCAGGTCTCAAAGCCCTAATGGATGGTGACTATAATGGATTTATCGATGGACTCACCGCCAAACTCGGAGCTGATACCAAAAACCTAGATGCTAGAACCAAAAACTTTGTAAGTCATACCGATAAGGTTGGAGAATATGCCAATATGGGTTTTGACTTTTTGAAAAAGCTCAGTGATTTACGTCTGCAACAAGATGTAAACAACCTCAACAAAGAGAAAGAAACACAGCTCAAGGCTTGGGAAGAAAAGTATAGCAAAGGACTCATCAGTAAAGATGAGTACGAGTCTAAAACCGACGAACTCAACAAACAATATGCTGCCAAAGAACAGCAGCTAAGAAAAGAAGCCTTCGAAAAGCAAAAGAAGATGGATATTGCTCAAGCGCTTATCAACGGTGCTTTGGCAGTAGTAAAATCCTTAGCGATGTTTGGTTGGCCTTTTGGTCTCATTGCAGCGGCAGCAGCTGGAGTAATGACAGCCGTACAAGTGGCATCTATCAGCTCCAGAACCTTTGCCCAAAAAGGGGCAGTCATCAAAAACGCTGGTGTGCCTCAAGGCTCCAGACATGGAAACAAATACGGAGATGCTGGTATCCAACTAATCGACCGTACTACTGGTCATGAAATTGGAGAAATGGAGGGTGGTGAGCCTATCATGATTTTGTCAAGGAACACCTACCAAAACAACAGACCTGTAGTAGATAAGCTTTTGCATAGCTCACTACACCGAAATGGTGCACCTATTTACCGAGACGGTGGTTTGATGTTCGAAAACGGAGGTACGATTGATGAAAGTGTACAAGACCGTATCCGAGAAAAACGAGAAGCAGAAAGACAACAGCAAGAGGAAAAACAGCAAAGTGATGCAGTTCAGGCAGAGGCAAATACTACTGCAGGGGACGGCAATAGCCCAGCGGCAAACAATGGCATGGGCGACACCACTGCTCAAGAACAAGCCATTGCCGAAAACACCAAGCTCCAAAAGGAAATAGCTTCAGGAGTTACCAACACAGTACAAGAACTAAAAGACAGTAATCTAACAGAAAGGGAGATTCTGTCAGAGCTTAGAGGAATGCGAGGTGATATGAATCGACTGTTAAATAGCATCAATTCAAACACCGCCAAAACAGCCGACCGAACGGCCAACCTTAGTTCTTTGGCGGTGATTGCTAGTAAGTTTAAGTAACCTAAAGTACTGGGAATGATTCTAAAATCTCAGATTCAAGGAACATTCCCAAACTTTTTAAGTACTTATCCGTCTGCTCAAGTGAGCTATGACGGCACATTCTCTGAATCAGTTTAATATCCTTGGTAGCTCGATAGAGCGCAATTACACCAGTATCTTTCCATGAATATTGAGAGTAATTTTTATTCTTCAAATTCAGCGCATCAAGTACTTTCGCATGCTGAAGATAAAACCATCTATCCCCTGGACACTTCAACCCTGGGCGACCTTTTAAAGTAAAAATGTAAAGCTCTGGATCATAATCTCGGAGTTTGTATTCCTGTATCAATTCTTCTAGCCCTCTGGATATCTGAACATATTGAGTTTTTCTATTTTTTGCATCATCCGAACGCACTCTGATATAATGCTCTCCAATATCACCAATTTTCAAATTACGAACCTCTTCTCCAGGGCGAAGGAAAGTATAATACATAATTGCTAAGTACAACCATAATTGTGGATTTGGATTAGTTTCGGTCAGATATGTTTTAATCAATGCCCTATCAGTATCTGAAAATGCTACTCGTTTTCCAATTTCAATAGGCAAACTTTCCATTTCGGTAAATGGATTTTCTTTTACAATTTTTCGACGCATCAAAAAATTAAAGAAGATACTCATAGTTCCAATGCTCGTCTTGGTGGTCTTATTTGAGAGCTCCAAACCTCCCTCTCTTCTTGCCTTCAGAAGGTAGTCGAAAAATTCAAAAGCCATTTGACTTGAAAACTCCGTAACCTCTCTAAAATTAGGGTAGTATTTAATCAGGAAATTTGTGTAGCGTTTAAGATGTGATTTATAAGTCCGAAGGGTATTTCTTTTTTTGGTATTTTGAGTAAACTTGAGAAACAATGATACATAATCAAATACAGTACTTTTCTTTTCTTCAGCTTGAGGGTTTACGGGTAAAACTTTCTTTTTCTTGTCAACTGTATAGGCCC